CGCTTGATAAGATAAGTAAGTTATTAATCATGGGAGTATTGTCAACTGAATTCAAAGCGGAGATAGACATTCGGTACAAGTTAGATACCGGAATAATAAGCACCTCTGTATTTACAGAAAAACCAGTTTCAATGAAATATAGAGGAGTGTTCGAATTAAGCGAAAGAGGAATAGGAAAATTGTATTACACTCAGCGCTCAGGAAAGCTTGGTTCACTCGAAGGAATAATGAAAGATTTTATCAAAAAACATATTAAGTAGTATGGCAGCAAGATTCGAAATAAAAGAGATATTAGTATCTCAAATTGATTTGATTGAAAAGAATGCAAGGTTCATGGACCAATCCACTTTCCGGCAATTAGTTTCAAACATAAAAAGAGATGGAGAGTTATCGTCCGTTCCGTTTTGTGTCGAAAAAGAAAATGGAAGATTCACTGTAGTATCTGGAAATCACAGAGTGCAAGCAGCAAAGCAAGCAGGTATCGTAAAGATATTTGCAATGTGTATTCTGGAGAGTAAAATATCCAATGACGAGATAAGAGCTATTCAGTTATCTCACAATTCAATCAATGGCGAAGATGATACGGAAATTCTCAAACAGTTGCTTGATGAAATTCAAGATGTTGCAATGAAAGAATACGCTCATATTTCGCAAGAGATTCTGGATTCGGTGAAAGATATTGATTACACTGTAGAATTGCCGAATAACGAGATTGTTCCGGTTACATTTATGTTCATTGAGTCGAATAAAGTTGAGCTTGACAAGCTGCTTGATTTCCTCGACAATTACACTGAAAGAGAGATTGAAAATATGATAATCATGGATAAGGATTACATGGCAAGACTGAATGAAGTGTCCGCAAAAGTGCAACAGAAATATAAGATAAAAGCGCAAGCTTTAAGCGTTTGTAAGATGGTTGAACTCGTAAACAATATATTAGATGGAAAATAATGATGAAAAGGTGATGCCTGAGAATGTAGCTAAGGCAGAAAAGGCAAAGGCGGTAACAACGGCTCAGAAAAAGAAAAAGTTCATAAAGACTTATGCGTCAAGGCTTTGCAATGTTTCAAAGACCTGCGATGTGGTCGGGATAAGCAGAAATACGTATTATCGATGGTGTGACGAAGATGACAAATTTAAAAATGCCGTTGATAATGAGCAAGAAAAGTTCTATGATGACCTTGAAACTACCATGTACAGCAAGGCCATTACCGATAAAGATACAACGATGCTTATCTGGATCAGCAAGACAAAAATGAAGCATCGTGGTTACGTTGAAAAGTTAGAGCAAGAAGTTACTGTCAGTCCGTTTGAAGAATTAATGAAGAAGGCTACATCGCACGATGGAAATAAGTGATAAGCATATATCAGTTTTTAAGTCATGGCAAGCAGATTGGAATTTGTTTGTTCGTGATGTGCTCAAAGCCAGACTTGACAAAGAGCAGCAAGATATTATCACGTCAGTTCAATTTAATCCAATGACAGCCGTTGCAAGTGGAACTGCAAGAGGTAAGGACTTTGTTTCTGCTTGTGCTTGCTTGTGTTTTTTCTACCTCACTCCAAAATGGGATTCAAGAGGTAAGCTTATTGAAAATACTAAAGTGGCAATGACAGCACCCACTGGAAGACAGGTTACGAACATTATGGTACCAGAGGTTCGCAGACTACTTAGAAATGCAGGTTGCCTGCCGGGAAGAATTGTTGCAGGGGATATTCGTACTGATTATGAAGAGTGGTTTCTCACTGGATTTAAAGCTGGAGATGATGCAACGGAAGCTTGGTCTGGATTTCACGCTGCAAATACAATGTTTGCCGTAACAGAAGCATCAGGGATTTCGGAATTAGTTTATAATGCTATTGAGGGTAACTTGCAAGGCAATTCAAGGCTATTGATAGTCTTCAATCCAAACGTAACAACTGGATATGCATCGAGAGCAATGAAGTCAGACAGATTCCATAAGTTTAGACTTAATTCATTAAATGCTGAGAATGTTGTAAACAAAAAAGTAACGATACCCGGTCAAGTGGATTACGAATGGGTTAAAGATAAAGTTGGTTCGTGGACCACTCCAATAGCAGATGATGAATTCAACGAGGGTGAGGGAGATTTTAAATGGGAAGATAGGTTTTACAGGCCAAATGATTTATTCAGAGTAAAAGTACTCGGAATGTTCCCGAAAGTAGCTGAGGATGTGCTTATTCCTTATGAGTGGATTGAGTTGGCAAATCAGAATTACGAAACGTATATTGCTGAAAATCCATTTAATAACGCAAATGAGATACTTGGCGTTGACGTTGCTGGAATGGGAAGAGACAAGTCAGTTATCTGTCATAGATTCGGACGTTTTGTTGAAAGATTCAGAACGCACCAATCAGCAGGGAAAGCCGACCACATGCACGTTGTAGGAATGGTTGCTACTTATTTAAAAAACAAGAAAGTGTTCGCATTTATTGATACCATAGGAGAGGGGGCAGGGGTTTATTCTCGCTTACTTGAATTAGGTTTAGACAATGCAGTTTCTTGTAAGTTCTCAGAAGGAGCAACCGGATATTCAGATATTACCGAAGTTTACACTTTTGCCAATATGAGAGCTTATTTGTACTGGTGTGTTAGGGATTGGTTGGACCCAAAAAATAAAAACAATCCATGCTTGCCACCAGACGATGAATTTTTAGAAGAAGCAACTGAAATAAAGTGGAAGTTTCAATCCAATGGCTCTATTATCATTGAAGAGAAAAAGGAAATAATTAAACGATTAAAGCGGTCAACAGATAAGTTTGACGCACTAGCAAATACTTTTTATCCAAATAATCAAAATTCAAATCAGAACGTAGCAGGTCTGTTTTTCTAACAAATAAAAAACTACTATTATGACAATTGAAGAGATTCTGGCTTTAGAGCCACAAGAAATGATTTCCGAACTAAAGAAAGGCCGGAATAGCAGTTTGCCAGAAGTTGCAAAATACATCAAGGCAATCGACCCAAAAGGACACGACATTTTCGATGCAGCGAAACGCCCTGACAAACTCATTAAGGAAACTGATGACAGAACCAGAACAGAGCCAGTTGCTCGTATTGGAATAGCGATGCAGAAGCTTATCGTTAAACGTGCAGTTGCTTTTGTTTTCGGTAATCCTGTTGAGTTAAACATGGAGTCGGAAGATGCAACAGATAAAAAGATTTACGATGCAGTCGTTGAAATTCTATCAGATGCAAAGATAGATTCATTAAACCGTAGAGTAGCAAAGTCTTTATTCTCCTGTACCGAAGTGGCTGAATTGTGGTACCCACAGCCGATTAAACCAGAAGAAGAGCCATTGTATGGCATTGATTCGAAGTTTAAATTAAGAATGAAAGTTCTCGATCCAATGAAAGGCGAAAACCTTTTTCCGTATTTTGACGAGTATGGAGATATGATTGCTTTCAGTCGTGAGTATAATATCCAGAAAGGCGATTCAAAGAAAACCTACATTGAGATTTACACTGATTCGCAAATCTTTAAGTTTGATTCAAGCGATGGCACTCCGGTACTTGTTGAAGGTTATCCTGCTTTAAATCAAATTGGTAAAATCCCCATTGTTTACGGACAGCAAGACCAGTCAGATTTCGAGGATGTTCAAGGCATGATTGACCGTTTGGAGAAACTGCTTTCAAACTTTGCTGACACGAATGACTATCATTCAGCTCCAACGATTTTCATTAAAGGAACTATCAAGGGTTTTGCCAAGAAAGGCGAAAGCGGTAAGATAATAGAGGGAGATAAAGATTCAACTGCAGAATACTTATCATGGTCAAGCGCACCTGCAGCAATCCAGCTCGAAATTGAAACATTGTTACAGATGATTCATACCATAAGCCAGACCCCAGACATTTCGTTTGAAAACGTAAAAGGCTTAGGCGCTACATCTGGAAAAGCTTTGAGAATGATGTTTCTTGATGCACATTTAAAAGTTGAGGACCACATGGAAGTGTTTGACGAGTACCTTCAAAGAAGAATTTCAATCATTAAAGCATTTGTTGGTTCGGCCAGTACTTCATTAGCCAAGGAAGCCAAGAAGACAAAAATTACTTCAAAGGTAACTCCGTACATGATTGATGACGAAGCAGATAGAATTGATATTCTTATGACAGCCACAGGCAATAAGGCTATTCTCTCTCAAAAGTCAGCTATTCACCGTTCAGGAATGGTAGTCGATGCAGAAGCAGAACTTACCCAGATACAAGCCGAAGAGACAGCAACTAAGACGATTGACACTTTCACTCCAGCGCAGTAATGGAAGAAATTGTATATAATCTAATCAGGGAGATTCAGGAGCGAAAATCTGGTAACGGTTTAGCTCCTACTCATGTTTTGAGAATTGAACTGGAAGTTGAGGTTTCCAAGGCATTAAACAAGCTTTATGAGCAAGGAAGGATAAAAGTCGGAAAATCATTAAACGACAAATGGATTTCAGTTGCTTGACAAAGTGAGGGTAGCGCACCGTACAGATAAAAAGAAATGTTTTAAATAATCGCTATTTGATAGCAAAATGTCAGAACGCAGCATCTTCGAACTTTAAAAATGTCAGGAAGCGACCAAGTGAAGATATTAAAAAGTCAATAATCATGAGAGATAAAGAGAGATTAGTTCCATTTATGAAAGGAACAGGTAAGCCGTTTATTACTCGCACTCCAAACAGAAATGCAAAATGTGAATGCGGAAGTGGAAAGAAACAGAAACATTGTTGTGGTTGTGAAAAAGAGTTTTACGTAAAAGACTAACTCGGACAATATGGAAGTAACTAACATTGATAATTATTGGGCTAAAATGCAGGTAATGGATTTACCATTTGCTATGCAGGATTTAGTACGGTTTTGTTTAGGTGATTTCATTGCAAAGGGTGGTTCAAGAACAGTTTTTAATTGGGATATGAGACCAGACACTGTTGTGAAGTTCTGTCATGATGATAATTGTCAATCAAATTGGATTGAGTATTCTATTTGGCAGTCAGTAAAGGACACTGTACATGCGAAGTGGTTTTGTCCGGTAATTGATATTTCTCCGTGTGGTAGGTTCTTATTGATGGAGAAAGTTCGTCCAATTGTAAAAACAGACAGATTGCCGAAATTGCTACCAAACGTATTTACTGATATCCATACAGGAAACTTCGGCTGGCTGAATACAAAATTAGTTTGCACGGACTATCAATTTATAGGTAGAACGCTCGATATTTCACTTTGCACCAATATGCAAAAAGCTAATTGGACTAAATACTATTAAAATGGCAAAGATATTCAAAATAGACCAAGAGAACGCTCACTTTAATCGTGTGGAAGCATACGCTAAAAGAGTTGAGCGTTTATACTTGTTAGTCATTGACGAAGCTGCTCGATTAAATTGGAAATTCGACCAATCTAAGCCGTTTTCTTTTGATTCCACACCAACCACCAAAGCGCAGGCAGAAAAGCTAATCAGCACACTCAATTCTGGCATTTCGAATACTATTAGCGAAGCATCTAAACAAGAATGGAATACAGCCAAAGCATTAAAGGATGAAGTTGCTAAGAAATATCTAAAAGGCCAGTTCGCGGATGCTGATAAGCTTTTGCGTTCTACCAGAAATGCAGAAGCCCTGCTTGCTTTTCAACAGCGCAAAACAAACGGACTGAATTTGTCTGACAGAGTTTGGAAATATTCTAATCAGTTCAAAGGAGAGTTGGAAATGGCATTGGATATTGGAATAGGAGAGGGACGTTCTGCAGTAGAATTAAGCCGTGATATTCGTTCTTATCTTAACGACCCAGAAAAGTTGTTTCGAAGAGTTCGAGACAAACATGGAATACTTCAACTTTCAAAGAATGCAAAGAAGTACAGTCCGGGCGCAGGAGTTTATCGCAGTTCCTATAAAAATGCAATGCGATTGACAAGAACTGAAATCAATATGGCATATCGTGCAAGCGATTATACTCAGAACCAGTTACTCGACTTTGTTGTAGGATTAATGCAATGCGATTGACGCGAACAGAAATCAATATGGCATATCGTGCAAGCGATTACACACAAAACCAGTTACTCGATTTTGTCGTAGGTTTTGAAGTTGTTCGGTCCAATCGTGAATTTGATTGTGTTGTTTGTAATTCATTGAAAGGAAAGTACCCGAAAACATTCAAGTTTGTTGGCTGGCATCCTCAGTGTCGCTGCCATGTTGAAGATATACTTGCAGACGAAGATGAATTTATTAATCAGCAAAATAAAATACTGTCAGGCGATAAGTCTGCAGTATTGAAATCAAATAGTGAAGTTACCGATCTACCGAAAGGTTTTACTCAGTGGGTTGAAGATAACAAAGATAGGATTGAAGCAGCGAAGGGGCGAGGGACGCTTCCGTATTTTTTGAAAGACAATAAAGTTTAGCAATTACTAAACTCCCACCTCAAAAGGCAGCCAAATAGGTTGCTTTTTTGGTTTCAACTGATAATCAGATACTTACAAAGTTAAACTAAGTTAACCTAAGAAAACTTTTTGATTAAATGCTTGTATATCAAACATAAAATGCCTAGATTTACACTTTCAAATTTATTCACTTAAAAAGTAGCAGTTTATGGAAGCAATTAAAAAAGAAATCCGGTTGAATTACCGAAGTTTAAGAAAAGGCGGTTCACATGAAGAGTGGAGCGAGTTTCTTGTTAAAATGAAAAAGCGTTTAGGAGAAGATGGGTTCAAGGCAATCGCAAAGTCAGTCTTTAATGAAGCCGATGAAGCAAGAAAGAGACTAAGAGAATACACTCAAAGCGACCTATTCCGTAACCGTATTAGAAAGTATTGTAATTATCACGGCTATTCCGACATTGACCCTTGCGAAGTTATCGAAGTTGTCAGTCCACGAAAAGTTATTGTTCGCCAAATGGATGCTGTGTTAGTTCAAGCTCCCATTCAACATATTGGTGGATTTTGTGCCAATACCGAAAATGACACCCAGCTCTGGGAATGCAAGAGCAACGAGAATAATCAGACCATTGTTTTAACCTTAACCAAGAGAGGTTGGGGTCAAGGTCAATACAGAATGTCAGACAGTCCAAGAAAGTTTTACGATTATAATTTTTAAGATTATGGCAGTAGTTTATCATTTAGCAGAAAAGATTGGTAAAAGTGAGTATAACATCTATACTGGAACGTACAAAGAGTGCGAAAAAGAAATGAAGAGATTAATCAAGAAAGGAAACACCAATCCTATGTATATAACTCAAAATAGATTTAATTAATGATACAGTACAAAGGAACTATTCCAGAAATCGAATTAAAGTACAAATCTGGAGAAACGTTGAAATGCAAAATCAGAAGCAGCAGAGTGCAACACGGAGCTTAAAAGGCTAATTAGGAAAGGGAATAGAAATCCTATGTATATAACTCAAAATAGATTTAATTGATATGAACGCAGTAGCAGTAAAAGAATTAACCGTTTATCAAGAAAACGGTTACGACAATCGGAGACATTATTTAAAAAGTCTTGCCGAAGATTATGGAGTTAGTTATCAAGATGTGCTTTTGATAGCAGACATGTATGGATCAAGCGAAGACTTTGATGGCTTAGTTATGGCTCTTGAAGACCACGCTGAAATGTTGATGGTATGATACAGTACAAGGGAACTATTCCAGAAATAGAATTAAAGTACAAATCTGGAGAAACGTTAAAATGCAAAATCAGAAGCAGCAAAGACTGCTATGATGTATTAATGAAGTTTTACGACCAAGACACAATCGAGCTGTATGAAAGTTTTATTGTGTTGTATCTAAACTCAGCAAATAACACCATAGGCTGGACGAAGCATTCGTCAGGAGGAACAGCTCAATGTGTGGTTGACCCGAAACTGATATTTGTAACTGCTTTAAAATGTGGTGCAAGTGGAATAATACTTTCGCACAACCATCCAAGCGGATTAACAAGGCCAAGCCAAGCAGATAAAGATATTACAAGAAAGTTGAAAGATGGAGCTATCATATTAGGGATGCACGTTCTGGACCACATTGTAATTGCAGATAATGATTATTATTCATTCGCAGACCAAGGAGAATTATAAATTAAAAATTAAGTATATGAAAAAGACATTTTACGTTGTCCTATTGGACTATTCAGCACCATCCGTAAATCACTATTCTGGTGTTGAAATTTTAAGCTCAGAAGAAGTTGATGACACAGAGCTGATTGAAGGCTGGTTGTGTCAAAATACCGAACACCACTTGTCTAACTGTTCGTGGATGGCAAGTGAAGACGAAATCGAAATCTGTTATAATTAAGCCATGAGAAGACCAAGTAACGCAAAGGCCGAAAAGCCTAAACAAGTAAAGTTTGAATCAAACGAAGAAATGTTTCTGAAAAAAGCAAGCCGAAAAACAATAGAAAAACTTGAAGAGTTAAAGAAAACCCCAGATATGAGAACTCGTCCGGTGTGCGCCAAGAATTTTGGTTTTAACTCCACTCTAATTATTTTGGTAGACCCAAAGTTGTCGGATGAAGCGATAAGATTGAAGTTTGAAAGTAGAATTAATCACGAATTCAACAAGTTTGAAGATATGCGAAAAAGCAGGGTGTAAATTATTTTATATATTTTTTAGCAAAAAGTGTTTGTATTCCAAACACTTTTTTTATCTTTGTGCCCTAAGATTCAAACTTAAATATCAAATCCTTATGCACGAAAAGATTTTAGCGTTACTGGCTGCAAAGTTTGCACAGGCACGTAAAGATGGTTTAGCTCAGTTGGCTCGCTCTTTAGCGATACAATCTGCAGACGAAGCCGAAGCACAGGCACTTGTCGAAAAACTCACTTCCGACAAAGTTACTGATTTTATAAAGGAGTGGCGAAAAGATGTTGATGCAGAAGTTACAAACTCAAACAAGACTTTTGAAACTACCCTAAAAAGTAAGTTCAATTTTGTTGAGAAAACAACGCCTGCAAACCCACCAGCCGACCCGTTCGTTGAGAAAACAACGCCTGCAAACCCACCAGCCGACCCGAATGATATGGCAGCAATTATTCAACGTTCAGTTGAAGCAGCCATGAAACCATTGCAAGAAAAGCTCACAGCTTTTGAAAACGGCAATGCAGTTGCAACAAGAAAACAGGTTTTGGAAGCAAAACTTGCACAGGCTCCCGAAGCTATGAAGTCAACCATCTTAAAGAATTTCAGTAGAATGAATTTCGATACAGAGGAAGCCTTCAATGAGTTTGTAACGGAAACTGAAACAGATATTGCGACATTCGTTCAGGATAACGCCAATTCAGGTTTAGGTTTGTTCCCACGTCCTGCAGCTCCAGTCGGAAGCAGAGCAGCCGAGACCCAAGTTCTTAAAGATATTGAGGATTGGGCCAAATCAACAAATCCGGCTCCACAAAATTAGTATTAATTAAAAATTCTAAACTGCCATGTTTCAAGCTAAAAAAGAATACGTTAAAAGCGGTATTCCAATTTATGGAGGTAAGAATACGGAAGTTGCAACTGGAGGTTTTACTCTGGACGATGCAGCCTACGTAACCGAAGGCGAGATAATCCCTGCTGGTACTCCTATTGGTTTTTCCGAAGCTACACGTAAGGCAATGGTTTGTAAGTTAGGCGTAGCGCAAGCAAACGCAGCTAACAATGCAACCACTTACAAAGTGCTGAAAGGACATTTATTGAAGGTTGGTATGGAAATCAATTCAGGTGCTGGTACGGCTCGTGCTATTACTGTAATTGACACAACCAATGCTGACTATGACACGCTGACTGTTGGTACAACTATCGGTGTTGCTGTTACTGCCGGAGATTCTATCTTCGTATCGGATGCTGGTTATACCGGATTGAAAGGTTTATTGTATGAAGATGCAGTAATCGGTTCAAACGCTATAGCTGATGTTTCTGTAGTACTTCACGGAACTGTTTACGCTCGTCGTATTACCCCTGTTCCTGCTACTATTCAGGCCAAGCTGCCGTTGATTATTTTTTCTCAATCATTTTAATCAGGAGGACTAAGCCATGAGTAAAATTAATTCAGTATTTGGTGCTTACGCCCAAAACTTGCAAGCCGTAATCGACTTAGCAAATGATCGTTTCAAACCAACGTTTTACGATAAGTATTTCGGTTGGTCTCCAACTCAGCAAACGCTGAACTTTACTTCCGTTATTGGCGCAAGCCGTATCGAAGCTGCTGCATCTATCGTAAACCGTTCAAGCGGTGCGCCTTTGCGCTCTCGTGCTGAACTTGCAAAGTATCAAGGTGAAATCCCTGCTATCAAAGAAAAATTCATGATGCGTGAAAGCGACTATCGTGATTATTTGGCGATTCAGAATTCTCCTATTGCTGATGCAACGAAGAAGAAACAGTTGATGGACTTCTTATTTAACGATATTCAAAACGCTGGTAATTCAGCACACAAACGTTTGGATATTATGGTGTTACAGGCAATCTCTACAGGAAAAATCAGCTTGACAGTTGACACCAATCCTGATGGTATTGTTTTGAAAGAAGACATGGACTTGTTGATGCCAAGCGACAATAAGTTTGACTATACCGGCACTGCTGCTCGTAAATGGGTAAACAGCACTACTGCAACTCCAATTGCAGACATTACTGCTGTGGTAACTGCTGCATCTGAAAAAGGAAAATCGTTCTCGAAAATCCTTATCACTCCACTACTGCTGCTATCTTATGGACCAACAGTGCCACTGCTGTTCCGTTTGAAAATATCACAGCCGTAGTAACTGCTGCTGCCGAAAAAGGAAAATCGTTCTCGAAAATCCTTATCACTCCAGTTGAGTTTAATCGCATGAAAGTTTGTACGTCTGTTATCAATAGCCTTGTATCTTTCAACCAACTTCAAAAAGGTGCTGCAATTGCAACACTTGACAAAATCAACGAATACTTAACTGCTAACTTGTTACCAGTTTTGGAAATTGTTGACCAAGTTGTAGGTATTGAGAAAGATGGTGTTATTGGTGCATTACGTCCTTTCGCACAAGCGAATTTGTCGTTTATTCCTGCCGGACAGTTGGGTACAATTAAAAATGCAGTTTGCATTGAACAATTGCAACCAGTTCCAACAGTAAGTTACGCAACTTATAAAAACGCTCTCATTTCGAAATGGAGTGAAAACGACCCTTGGGGAGAATTCACAGGCGTTGAATTAAATGCGTTCCCTGCTTTGGAAGCAATCGACAACATTTACATTCTGACTGTAGACTAATTTATTTGGAGT